TGAGTTCCGGAGATGGAACAAGGCTGGAGGCAAGGTGCTTGCTGGACTAACTGCGAGAAGGGAGGACGAAGCTAAACTATGGAGCAATGCTTGAGAGATTACAGAAAATATGGAGGATGCAAGAAGCCTATACGGACTATCCGAAGGCCGCATCTGAGAATGCGAAGAGAGCTCTGAGATATGCAGAGAAGAACGGCTGGAGAGGTTGCGGAACTGCCGTAGGTAAAGCAAGAGCGAACCAATTAGCCAACCGAGAGCCTATCAGCATCGAGACAATCGAGAGAATGGCTGCATTCATTCGCCACAAAAGGAACTCCAAGAGGAAGCTCGGTGAAGGTTGCGGTCGTTTGATGTGGCTCGCTTGGGGAGGAGATGAAGGAGTTGAGTGGGCAATCAGAAAAATGAAAAGCCTCAAGAGTGAATGAACTTGATTCCTCTGATTATTCGAGAGTACTGGCCTTTATTCGCGGCTTTCGTGGTAGGATTGCTTCTCGGAGCTCGAGGATGTGAAGCTCCAGCTCCTGAGACTATTACTATCGAGAAGCCTGTTCCGGAGGTTCAATATGTAGATCGCTGGAAAACCGACACAGTTAGGTATGTCTCTCGTGAGGTTTCAGTTCGATTTGATACGATAACACTTCAGAAGATAGAACGTGTTTTAGATACGTTGTTATTCATAGACACGGTGAGCATAGTAGAAACTTGGCTCTCGGAGCAACTCAATTACGATACAACTGCGACATTCAAGGAGTCAGCAGTCCGAGTCTCCTGGAGTAACTATCAGAACAGGAGCGAGAACTTGCAGATCAGCTTGCAATCTCCAGCCGAAAGGCTGAGGGTTGGAATCTTCGCAAGGGGCGGAATCCGAACTGATTTCCAAGGGATGAATAAGCCCGTGGTAGGAGCTGGATTGATAGGCTTCAAAAAGCGTTATATCTTCGGGGTAGAATATGGATACTCAACTAATCATCAAATAACTGGACTATTAGGCTACCGACTATGACATATCACGAGAATCAAGGAGTGCGAGAGGAAATTGATAGATACTTAAAAAGGAATGCCAGCCGACAGGCCAATCTCGGAAAGAGCTCCACGAAGGAGGAGAGGCTTGATGCTGATAGAGCTTGGGAGTCTGACCTTCTCGAGATCGAGAAGCTGGATCCTGAGTTTGCTAAAGTAGTTCATGCACAAACGGACTGATCATAGGCCACGGTTAAGCGGTCAGAGGTTGGCTGCTTTTAATAACTTGACGAGTCAGGAGAGGAGGATACTTGTGATCGGAGACTTGCACGAGCCTTTTTCGCTTCCGGAATATTTCGATCACTGCGTTGAGAGCTATCAAAAATGGAATTGCACGAATGTTATCTTCATTGGAGATTTGATTGATAACCATGCGGCATCATATCACGAAACTGATCCCGATGGACTCGGAGGAGGTAACGAGCTGGAGCTGGCTATCAAGAAGCTGGAGAGATGGGTGCAGACTTTCCCAGTTGCTGATGTGATTATCGGCAACCATGACAGGATGGTAGCAAGGAAAGCGTTCACAGGTGGGATTCCGAGGGCTTGGATCAAGTCATATTCGGAAGTGCTCAACGCTCCAGGGTGGACCTTCTCGGATAGAGTGGAATACGATGATGTTCAATATGTCCACGGTGAAGGAGGAACGGCTCGGACCAAATGTCGAGCTGATATGCAAAGCACGGTGCAAGGCCATCTGCACACTCAATGCTACACGGAACACTATACAACGAACAGAGGAGTGATATTCGGGACTCAAGTTGGTTGTGGAATAGATGCTGATCAGTACGCTTTCGCTTATGCCAAACGAGGCAAGAAGCCAGCGATTGCTTGTGCAGTTATCATTGGAGGTCATACGGTTATCAACTCGATATTATGAGCGTACTCCTTACAATTATCTCAATCCTCCTGATAATTCTCTCGGTCCTGATGGTCTGCTCGGTTGTGATGCTTGGCCTGTTATACTGGAAGGTGCGACAGATGAGAGATGAGATGAATGTAATCTTCAATGCCTCAGTTAATTGCGAGGAGTTCCTTGCAGCAATGGCCTCAGATAGAGGCTCGATGTTCTCCGCTAACTAAATTTTTCTTCCTGAGTATCAAGCACTTAGAAAAAAAGTTTGCTCTTGATATTGTCAGAATAACAAAAAGGTGTAGATTTGGGGTATCAATTAAAACGCAAAGCGATGATTATTTCAACAGACTTACAAGAAGGACAACAAGTAAAGCTAACTGCTGCTGTTCTTAATGAACCAATATATGGTAAGGTAGTAATTGAAGAAGATCAAGTAACCGTTCACTTCATTAATTGGAGAAACGAAATTTCAATAATTAGACAGAAGCCAACAAGAACAATAGATAATGGACTTGATTGGTATAACATAGAAATAGTAAGCTAACCTGGAGAGCCATCTCCGCAAATCTTAAACAATGGAAACAAAGTACTTCACAAGCAGAGAGTTCCTGAGCTACTTAGCATCGTATCAGGATATAATGATGAACAGAAACAAGCCAGTATTTATGCTGGTATATATGGCACTTCAAACAGAGGCGGATACGAACATCGTACTCAAGCGGATTGACTTCGCTGACATCTGCACAGATTTGGAGCTTGCTTATGACGAGATCAACTTCATCACTATCGAGAACAAGGTTACACTTCAAAAATCCATAATCTGATGAACTTCACGAAACACAACATCGAGCTTCCGGAAGGAGTAGAGCTTTACTACTTCGGCATCAAGAGAGAAGGCCACGGATCTTATCGGATAGTATACGAAATGACCATCAAGGGAGAGAAGCATATCGGCTCTGAGCCAACCAATGATTCTCACCTATGGGATGACTGGGATGAGGATGAACCAACGTGGTATGAGAACGCTGCACAATCTGCTTTTGATCATGTCTATGAATTGTTATCTTAGCGAAATGGAAAAACATCAAGTTTTTAAGAGCGTACTTCAGATGCTGCCAAGCGGAGGAATCCAAGCAGTATCGGATAGGTCAGGATATCCGAGGAGTACCGTTGTTGATTGCCTGTCAAACTATCGCCCGAATAGGCGAATTGATGCAGAAAGCATCTACCGTATTACTGCCGAGTTCCTAAGTGAACGAGGAATAAATTTCGAACCACTAAACCAATTAATTAACTAAGTCTATCATGGAAAAAAAGACAACCAAAGCAACTCTGTGGAGTGCACTCTCGGACTTCCAGGAGGAATGTCCAGCAATTAATAAAGGAGCAAAAGGATACGGCTACAAGTACGCTGATCTTCCTTCAATCATGGAGGTGATTAATCCTCTGCTAAAGAAGCACAAGCTCGTAATCTCTCAGCCGTTAGATGGCAGAGCGATCATGACCAAGCTGGTCCATATTCCAACAGGAGAGACAGAGTTCTCTCGCATTGAGATTCCGGAAGGAGTCAGTCTGAAGGGAATGAATCAATTCCAAGTTGATGGCTCTGCTATCACTTACTATCGAAGATACGCTCTGAGCTCTCTGCTCGGAATCGTAACTGATGATGATACTGATGCTGCTGGAAAGCAAGTAACTAAGCAGCCAACTATCGCGGTGAAGCGGAATATTACCAAGAACTCGAAGGCAGCTTTTCAGCGATGTGTTGAGAGATACAACGAAGGTTGGAGTCGAGATGAGATGGAGAAGTATGTGGGAATCTCAGACTCGGTTTGGAACGAGATTGTTGAAGCATCTAAAGCAGAGAACTGATGCAAATAAGATGCAGCTCACTCGGTCAGGTAATGACCAACTCCAGGAAGAAAGGAGAACTATCTAAAACGGCTCAATCGTATATCAAGCAGATGGCGAAGGAGGAACTGCTCGGAGTAAAGAGAGTCCTTTCAAATAAGTATCTCGAGAAGGGAATAATTATGGAAGATGCAGCCATTGACTTGGTTGCTGATAGATACGAGCTTGATCCCTTCTCAGCAGTCAAGAACGAGGAGCACTTCTCAAATGACTACCTGACCGGAACTCCTGACCTTATCCTTGAGGACTCGGTCCGAGATATTAAATGCAGTTGGGGAGTTGATACCTTTCCTCTGCTGGATGAGGACATTCCGAACAAAGACTACTACTGGCAACTGATGGGATACATGGCTCTGACAGGGAAGAGGAAAGCGTTCCTGGACTATTGCCTTGTTGATACTCCTGAGCATCTCATACAGAGAGAGCTGGACTCAATGGCTCACCGAGTAGGAGAGTTGTCGGTTGAGGTAAAGCGAGAGGTCAGGCTAAACATGACCTTCGGACACGTTCCTCTTGAGTATCGAGTTAAGACCTTCGAGGTCGAGTGGTCCGAGGATGCTTGGGAGCAGATTCAGATTCGAATCACAGAGTGCAATCAATTCTATAACCAATTAATTAATAAGTAAAAAATGGAAGTTCAAGGAATAGTGGTATCATTTACCGATAAATCAGGAGTCAGCAAAGCTGGCAAGGAGTTTAAGAAAGCAGAGCTCGTCATTAAGAACAATGATGGCTACAATGACAAGGAAATTCACTACGCTTTTACTCTATTCGGGAAGGCGATGAATAGCTTTAATCACAACGTAGGAGATCAGGTCGCGGTTATGTTTAACATCGAAAGCCGACAATGGAGGGACAGATGGTTCACGGAGCTGGTTGCCTGGAAGGTCAATATGTTTGCAAGCTCTTCCTCAGCTCCAGCTTTAAGCGGAGACATGGCCAACCAGTTTAATGAGTCTCAGGATACTCCATTCTGATGCTCACAGGATTCGAGAAGATAACCGAGGACTTAAACCAATACGAGGAGACTGAAGTCCTTCCGCTAATTGTGGCTGGACTTCGCTCCAAGATTGGGAAGGATAAGGCCATCACAGGAACGGACATCTGCAATAAGATGAACGCTTCCGGAAGGCTCAAGGATTACAAGCTCAATCCTGTAAAACTTAGGAAGATCATCAGCGCAATCAGGATCCACAACTTCCTTCCGATGGTCTGCTCTAACTCACGAGGATATTATGTAGCTGATACTGCTCAGGAATTAGATGAGTGCTTGCAAAGCCTTAGAGAGAGACTGAGCCAGCAGCAGAGAGTTGTGGATGCACTTGAGCAGCAAGGCAAAATCAACCAATTGAGGAAAGCGTTTCATGGCTAAGAAGAGGAGCAGAAGCAGAATCGTGAAGGAGCTGGACTCGGTGTTCAGCAAGTTCATACGACTAAGGGACTCGGATGGCGAGCTCTGCACTTGTTCTACTTGTGGAGTGACCAAGCCAATTAAGCAGATGCAAGCTGGACATTTTATGAGCAGATCAAAATACAGTACTCGCTGGGATGAGGCGAATGTCCACGCTCAATGTCAAGGCTGCAATATGTGGAAACAAGGCCAGCAGTATCTGATGAGCATTCACATTGATCAGAAGTATTATCCTGGAAAGGCTGATGAGCTGCTCCGGAAGAGCAACCGAACCACGAAGTTCTCGGATGCTGAACTAATCGAAATGATACAACACTATAAACGACTATTAAAATGACCGAGATTTATGAGCAAGTACTCGAAAAGCACAATGTACTTCTTACCGATTTAGAGGAGGCGGTTATACTCCACAAACTGACCAAGATTGACATCGAAACAAAGAAAACAATCAGGCAAGTTGATGACCTGATAAAGTACTGGAGCAAGTACTACGGAATCAATCGAGAGATTGCGGAAGGAAGCTCACGATTACAGCAAATTAAAACATACCGATATATGGTATGGTGGTCCATCAGGAACAAACTCGTTCCAAACAACTTCTCTCTTGATGCTATCGGAAGGATATTCAACAGGCATCACGCAACCGTTTTGCACGGATTGAAGGCCGTTGATAATTGGATCATGTACGATCAGGAGCTTCGACAGGATTTGATGAATGCGCTGGTTGCCTTCGGGTTCAGAGCAGAGTGGAACGCTGCCAAGAAGCAGCTCAACTTTCTCAAGAAAGGAGAACTATACCAAGAATGAGACACGGCTCGCTCTTCTCAGGAATCGGAGGCTTCGACTTAGCTGCTGAATGGATGGGCTGGAAAAACGTGTTTCATTGCGAATGGAATGAGTTTGGTCAGAAGGTGCTCAAGCATCACTTTCCGGATGCAGATAGTTACTCAGATATTACGCAAACAGATTTCAAAAAATATGAAGGATCAATTGAGATTATTTCCGGAGGATTCCCGTGCCAACCATTCAGCCAAGCTGGAAATCGGAAAGGGACAGATGATGAACGCTATCTATGGCACGAAATGCTTCGAGCAGTTCAAGAGATTAAACCAAAATATGTCATCGCAGAGAATGTCTTTGGTATCACGAATATTGATGGCGGAATGGTCTTCGAGCAAGTGCACCTTAACTTGGAGGCTGAAGGGTACGAAGTACAGACGTTCATACTTCCAGCTTGTGCCAAAAACGCTCCCCATCGAAGAGACAGATGCTGGTTTATTGCCTACTCCCGACACGCAGAATCACAGAGATGGAACGAGTCTAAGAAAGGACAACAACTTAGAGAAGGGAGGAAGACACGGAATCAGTCTGCATCATCTTGCAGCGTATCAGATGCTGCCGACTCCACAAAGCAGAGATTGGAAAGGAGCTCAAGGTCAGAGTTACAAGGGAGAAGCTCACGATCTTCCAGGAGTAATAATCAAGGGAATGCTACCGACTCCGAGTGCCGGAAACGAGAAGAGCAACGGGAGCTTCCAGGAATGGGGAGGAAGCGGCAACAAAATGAGAGGAACGACTTTGGGCAGTTCCCGACTGAGCACCCGATTTGTTGCGGAAATGATGGGCTTCCCGACAGACTGGACGGAATCACCTTTCCTAAGTGGAGAAACGAATCAATAAAAGCCTACGGGAACGCGATAGTTCCGCAAGTGGCTTATGAGATATTTAAGGCGATAGGGGATGCTGAAAACCTTTCAGAGTAGGCAAATTTTTAATTCAACAAGTGATGACACAAATCACAATCGAACCAATGGCAACAAGCCAAGTTCACACTTCAAGCGATTACTCGACCTTCAAAACGCTGGACGGGAATCGGAACATTAACAAGCTCCATCTGAAGAGACTCAAGGAGTCAATCAAGGAGAACTATCTGTTCACGGTCATAACGGTAAACGAGAACCACGAAATCATTGACGGCCAGCATAGATTCACGGCAATCAAGGAGCTCGGTCTTCCTGTTAGGTATGTGGTCTGCGAAGGCTACGGACTGAACGAGATTCAGATTTTTAACAGGAACTCGAAGACATGGAATGCTGATGACTATCTCGAAGGATATTGCAATCTCGGAAACAGAGAATATCACAAGTATAAGGAGTTTAAGGAACGCTACGGCTTTGGTCACAATGAGACGATGTCAATGCTGACAGGATACAACTCAGGAAACGGTAAGGTGATTGACAAGTTCCGGAGAGGTAAATTCCGAATCACTCACTTGAGAGAAGCAAGAGCTAAGGCCGACAAGATCAGTCTGTTCAAAGGACTCTATAAAGGATACAAGAGGAGGGCATTTATCTACGCTCTCCTGGAGTTGATGGACAAGGAGCAGTTCGAGTTCACGGAGTTCTTGCAGAAGGTCAAGCTCCAGCCTTCAGCTCTGACAGATTGCAAGGATCGGGAGCAGTACATCTCGCTTATTGAGGAGATATACAACTATAAGCGAAGGATGAAGGTCAATCTTCGATACTGATTGGCACAGAATCCTATCTTTGCTACTTACTAATGAGCACTTGACAACTGCTCAGAAGGACAAGGAATGAAATCACAAACAACATCAGGAGGAAGTAACTCAGCTCGCAGCTACCTTGTCGGCTCGTTGAGTTCCGAGTTGTCAGCTCGGCCTCCTTTTTTTTATCATGGCTAAAGACAAGAAAGCATTTGTCGCTTACTGCGATTGGCTCGAATCATTCGAGGAGTTAACAGATGAAGAGGCTGGAAAGCTCATCAAGCATCTGCTCAGATACGTTAACGATCAAAATCCTGAGCCTCCTGATAGGATAACTCAGATGTGCTTTATACCTATCAAGCAATCACTCAAGCGCGATCTTCGGAAGTACGAGGAACGAGCTGAGAGGAGTCGGCTGAATGGAGCAAAAGGAGGTAGACCGAAAACCCAAAAAACCCAGCAGGTTATTTCAGAACCCAAAAAACCTGATAGAGATACAGATAGTGATAGTGTAACAGATACAGATAGAGTAATAAAAATAATAGAGCAGCATTCGCTGCTGGATGATTCTCTTGCTCAAGTATTTGAGGAGTTTATTCAGCATCGCAAGCAACTCAAGAAGCCGATGACCAAGATTGCCATCAGCAGAATGGTTGCAAAGCTGAACAAGTACGATGCAAGAACGGCTGAACAGATGCTCGTTCAGAGTATGGAGAATGGATGGGTTGGTATTTTTGACTTAAAAAAGGAAGACAATGGAAAGCAGACAAGAGCAGATCAAGCACTCGCAAACATCGCAAGCGGAAGCAATGAAGCACTCAACCAAGTTAAGGGACTCGGCAGCTTCTGAGATAGCAAACCAACTCGATAAGGTGAGCGCATACATTGACTCTCCTCCTCTGACTCAGGTGCAGAAGGTATCGGTCATTGACTTTCTGATTTCTGAGTTCGGAAGCGTTCCAGTTGAGGAGCTCGGAAAGGCAGTAAAGATGGTGCTGGCTGAGAAGCTGGAGACGAGCAAGGATGTCGCGTATATCTCAAAGCAGTCGGTCGGCTGGTGGGGAACTATTCTCTCCGCATGGGTTAAGCACAAGAGAACGATCAAGGCACGGCCTGAGCCAGTTGATCTAAGCAAGCCGAGGCTGGAGCAGTTTACAGGAGTAGATGGAAAGGATCGAGTATACTATGAGAAGCTCGAGGAGTGGTATCGGGAACACGGGAATCTTCCGGAATATGGCTGGCCGTACAACTTCGCGAGGAGATATGCAACCGATCAAGGCATCCTCCAGGTCAGCGCAAAAGACGAGGAGGAGGTAAAAGCGATAGCAAGAACATACTTGAGAGGACTTCCTTCAATGGCTCGGACCACTCAAAAAAGAGTGCTGGAGCAGAAGCATCTCGACTACGCAGTAATGTCAATTCACTTCAAACGATTAAACCAAGTAAAATGATACCGAAAGACGAAGCGGCTCTGATGCTCAGGGCAATTGAGCAGACCAATTACAAGTACCAAGACGAGGATGAGGCTTGGAAGATGCAGCAGATAAAGCTCAAGCTGATGAATGTCCATCCTGAGCAGATGGAAGCAGTCAGAAAAGGGCAAAAGGTGAAAGCTCTCATCAATCTCCTGTTGATAACTTTCATCTCTATCGCGTTGCTTGGCTGCGTTGGGATTGCTCTCTTTGTTATGTGAAGGATCAGGCAATACTTGACCTACTTGCAGACGAGAGTCTTCAGAACTTAGCTAACAAGATAGCTGGAGATCATGCTGGAGACTTGATTCAAGAAGTAGCACTCCTCCTCCTGGAGATGGAAGATGAGAAGTGGAAGGAGATTAATGAGGGCGGCTATCTTCGTTGGTATGTCATAAGGACAATGCTCAATATGGCAACCAGCGCAAGGTCTACATTCGCGCGAAAGTTCGGACTGCATCAGTACAGACCTGAGCTCAGAGATGTTCCGGAAGAGGAAGGATACGATCAGGAGAAGGAGGATGACATTGCTCTCCTTGAGCAGATACTCGAGGGCTATCATTGGTACAATCGCGACCTTCTGCTACTTTACTTAGAGGAGGGTTCATATCGAAAGGTGGAGAAGGCCACAGGAATCCCATTCAAGAGCGTAGGCAACACGGTCAAGAAAACAATTGAATCACTTAGATCAGATTATTATGGACATACTATTGAACGCATTATCCGCAGCAGCGGCCTCCCTTATATTCGTGGAGGTTCTGATGATTGACTTGAAGATTAAGGCTCTGCTCGGACTTCCGGAAAGCTTTGGCTTGAAGCCTCTTGATTGTCCGCTTTGCTTATCTTTTTGGACAGGCTTGATTCTCGGACTCTGCTCGGGAGGTCTGCTGGCTGGATTTCAAACGGCCTGTATTTCGGTACTTTGCGAGCGTATTATTTACAAGCAGAACTGGTTATGACCAAGCAGCAGATTCGGAAGTTCATCAAGGAGAAGAGGGAGGAGCTGGAGCGAATGGCTGAGAGTAGATTCTCAGGCCGCATCACAAGAGAGGAGCAGAAGAGATATGTGGAGGCTTATCAGGCCATTGGAAACAAGTCGAGCGTATGCTTCACTTGTGGGAGGTCTGCTCAGTTGATGGCTGCTCAGTTGCTCAGATGGAATCAGGACAACCAACCAAAGAAGCGGAAATGAGCGAGTGGAAGTATGGCATATACACTACCTACAATCTGCACGATGGGAAGTGGTATGCGTTCAGCAGAGAGGACTCAAACAAGTACTGGAACGGAGAGCCATGTCTCAAGGGATCAGGCAGCTCGGCTAATCAAGCGTTAATGGATTACAATGCAAAGCGAAATAAGACAACTCAAGGAGATCAGGAACAATCCTGAGAATCCGAGGTATATCAGGGATGAGAAGTTTACCAAGCTGGTGAAGTCTCTCAAGGACTTTCCGGAGATGATTGGAACACGGCCTCTCGTGGTCAATCAAAGGATGGAAGCTCTTGGTGGCAACATGAGGCTCAAGGCAATGCTGGAGGCTGGCTGGACTGAATGCCCTGTGATTCAAGTGGATTGGACCGAAGAGAAGCAAAGGGAGTTCATAATCAAGGACAATCTTGGATATGGTGAGTGGGATTGGGATATGCTTGCAAATGAATGGAACGAGGAAGAGCTCCAGGAGTGGGGAATGGATACTCCTGACACTTGGGAGGAGGTAGAGCTGGAAGCCGAGGAAGATGACTATTCAATTCCGGAGGAGATAAAGACCGATGTAGTGCTTGGTGACCTAATAGAGATTGGAGAGCATCGGTTGCTATGTGGAGATTCAACGGACTCCGACCAAGTGGCGAAGTTGATGAATGGCGAGAAGGCTGATATGGTGTTTACAGATCCTCCATATCGTTACAAAAAAATGGGAGACGGTGGAGCATTTCATAAAGGGCATAAAAAACTGAAGGAGGACTTAAAAGGACTCACAAATTTTAATCCCAAGGACTTTTTGAACACCTTACTTCTACTTTTTAATAAAGGGATTAATGCTTATGTTTTTTGCAATACTGACTTAGTGCCTGATTATTGCAATTGGGCAAGATCAAATAACTTTAATTTTAACATTCTAACTTGGCATAAAAAGTCTTTTATACCAGCATCAAACAATCATCATTTTGCAGACACGGAATATCTGATTTATATCAGCAAGTCCGCTATTTTTAATAGTGGCTTAAATGTAAATTATGGCAAATATTTCATTTTAGATAATGAAAAGTCCATAGATCATCCTACAATTAAGCCATTAGAGATAATTGGGAACGAGATGCAAATCAGCTCAAATAAGAGAGGCTTGGTTTTTGACTTCTTTCTTGGCTCAGGCTCAACAATGTTAGCAGCACATCAACTCAATCGCAAGTGCTACGGTATGGAACTCGATCCCAAATACTGCCAAGTGATAATTGACAGGATGCAGAAACTTGACCCAGCATTGAGCGTTAAGATAAACGGCAAGGAATACGTTAAAACAACGATCGAACAATGAACGAAGGAGGAACACCTGAGAACCTTAAGCCATTCCCAAAAGGAGTGAGTGGCAACCCGAAAGGAAGACCAAAGAAGATAGAAACGGTGATCAAGGAGCACTTCCTGGAGGAGCACAATCTGAAGCTCACCAAGACTCAGAGTCAGGACATCATCAAGAACATACTCGGTAAGACAAGAAAGGAGTTGGTCGAGATGGCTCAGAATGAGGAGCTTCCTTTTTGGATTGCGTTGATAGCCAAGAAAGCACAGAGGGACTTCGAGAAGGGTTCTATTCATATCTTGGATGTTCTCTTCGATAGAGTCTATGGAAAGCCGAAGGAGGAGGTTGAGCAGACGATCAACGATGGAGCTCCTTCAGAGTTCAGAATTACTAT